ATGATGATGATAAAGAAGAGAAATCTTTGATTGATATTATAGCTGATAATAAAAAATATGAGCCTGAATATATATTTTTTCAGTATAAATATCCTGATGTAGTTTTATCTAATTGTTATAAGTCAATAAATAATGATTTAGACAGAATTATATTTAATATGTATTATTATAAACATTTAAGTGTTCATTCTATAGCTAAAAAATTAAATATAAGTAAATCTAATGTACATAGACGAGTACAAAAATATGATAGTTATTTAAAAGATAATGAAGTATCTACTAATAGATTGTGTACATCTGGAGTAATTAGAGCATTTAATAATAGACAATTATCAAAAATGAAGTAGGCATTTTTAATCTTATAATTGTAAAGGAGGGAGTGGAGGCTTTATCATTAAAATTAGGCTTTTAAAAGCAGTTTAAACACCAACTTATCTTCATAACATCGCTATGATACTGTAAAAATATCACCTACTAATATTTTTACAGTACTGATTGAAAATAATATAATATAAAAGTCTAAAAATAAATAATAGCTATGTATATTTAAAAAGTTATAAAAGTTTATATTCTTTTCATATAAATAAAGACTAAAAAAATCGTAATAAGTCTTTAATTTATGAAAAGGTATAAATATGGCTTCTAAGAAAAATAAAGAATTAATATTACAAAGCAATAATATAATAAGCCAAGAGCAAGCGGAACTTCCGCTAACAGCGGTCAGTCGACTAATTAAGCAAGCTAATTACTTGAATATACTTGACTATATGAAAGAAGAGCAGCTTATTAAACAGATAGATTATGAAACAGAGAAAGAAAACTTTTTTAAGCAATGTTCAAAAACAAAAAGCAATCACACAAAAAGACAGTATAAAAACGGACTTAATAAACTAGAGGAATACTGCCTCCGAAGGAGCACCTGCGGTGAAATGAATAACAAAAATATTTTATTTATTAAAGCTAGAGAAGCTGATGATTTTATAACAGAAGTTAATTCTAGTGAGCTTTCTAATTTAAGTGTACGTGCATTAGTTTCTTCCTGTTCCTCTTTCTTTTCTTTTTTAGAAAGAAGATATCCGTTTATGAAAAATCCTTTTAGAGGTACAAAAACTCGTCCGCCAGTAAAAAATAAGAAACGTTTAGAAGTGCCAACTAAAAAAGAAATTGAATTAATAATTAAAGATATATCTGATCCTCTCATAAAAGTGGCCATCATTTTTATAATGGAATGCGGAGTGCGTGTCGGGGCTTTACCTAATTTAGAAATTAAAAATAACAAATATTATTCTTATTCAAAAGGAAAAGAAATAAGCTGGAAAGTTACTGAAAAAGTTATTAAATTATTAAAACAGAATAATCTTTCTTTTAATAATCCTTTCAAAAATAAAAGCTCTGAAGTAATAAGGAACATATTTTATAGAAGTTCAAAGCGTTTATATAATCAAGGTAAAATAAAAGCCGCCTACTCTATACATGATGTAAGGCATTATTTTGCTGTTACTTTATATAAACAAACTAAAGATATAGAACTTATTAGACAGGCATTAAATCATAGTAGTATAGCTATAACAGGAATATACTTAAAAAGTTTGGAGGTAGAATAATATTCTATAGTTGCGATAATTTATATTATCGCAACACTATATAACACTGTATTATTTTACATTAAGATATTGATTTTTTTATAAAACAGTATATTGTTTAAATAGTTTTATTTTAATAATATAATTAATAAATTAAAAAAGAAGTTATTTTATATGATTTATAGAAGGAAGATTATACTATCTTTATTAGAAGAATTTGGAAATAAATTAAATAAAACGGATTTTCAAAAATTTTTGTTTTTAATATCTCAAGAACAATTACAAAATACTAGGAAATCCTATTATCATTTTATACCATATAAATATGGATGTTTTTCAATACAATCTTATTCAGATATAGAGTTTTTAAAAAAGAATAATATAGTTAGAGACGATACATTCATTAGTAAAACAGATGATATTTTATATGCTAAACAACTAAAAAGAGAAGATATGGATATAATAAGAAAAATCTATAAGCTTCATGGAAATAAAGATACTAATGAATTATTATCATTTATATATAAAAATTATCCTTTTTATTCTTTAAATAGTGAAATAATAGATAGATATTTATCTCAAAAAGAGATATCTAATTTAAAAAATACTATTTTTAGTAAAAATAATTATATGTTATTTACAATTGGTTATGAAGGTATAACATTAGAAGAATATATAAATAAACTAATCAAAAATAATATAAAACTAGTTATTGATGTTAGAAAAAATGCTGTTAGTATGAAATATGGTTTTTCAAAATATACACTGAAAAAATGGTTAAATAATATTAATATAGAATATGAACATATACCAGAATTGGGAATAGAATCTGAAAAAAGAGAGGAATTAAAAAATCAAAAAGACTATGATGAGCTTTTTAATGATTACAAAAATACAACATTAATAAACAATTTTAAACATGTAGAATATATATTTAATAAATTTTTAAAACATAAGAGGATAGCATTGACATGTTTTGAAGCTTTACCAATCCAATGTCACAGAAGTATTGTAAGGGATGCTATAACTAATTTAGATAGTTGGAATATATTGGAGTATGGAGTAAAAGACCTTTGAGAAAAAAAGTATTTATTACAGTAAAAACTTATCCAACAATATCATATAGTTATGGAGAACTAGTTTGTACTGCTGGATTTACAGAAGATGGAAACTTTATAAGGGTATATCCTATACCATTTAGAAAATTAGAAAATGAATTAAAATATATAAAATATCAGTGGGTTGAAATGGATATAGAAAAAAATAAATCTGATTTCAGACCAGAGAGTTATCATTTATTAAATATTGAAACTATAACTATGTTGGATAAGGTTACAACAAATAATAATTGGAAAGAAAGAAAAGAAATTATATTTAAAAAAAATAGCAATCTATATAGGGATTTAAAACTTTTAATAGACTGTTCTAGGAAAAAAGGAAATGAATGTGTATCTTTAGCTATATTTAAACCTACAGAAATAATAGATTTTTTAATTGAGGAAGAAAAAGAAAAAGAATGGGATAAAAATAAAATAGATGCTATATATAGTCAATATAATTTATTTAGCCATGATAATTTTTTTACATTGGTAGATAAATTACCGTATAGATTTTATTATAAATTTAAAGACATTAATGGACTTGAAAGTAAACTTTATATTGAAGATTGGGAAATAGGGGCATTATTTTGGAATTGTTTAAAATCTCATAATGATGAAAAAATAGCTTGTGATTTAGTAAAAAATAAATATTTAGATATAGCAAAAAATAAGGATATATATTTATTTTTAGGTACTACTAAAGAATTTCATTATAAATCTAAAAATCCATTTATTATAATAGGAGTTTTCTATCCTAACAAAGAAGAACAATATTTTTTAGATTTATAATAAAGTATTACGATAACACAAATTATCGCAACAGTTTATTGACTGTAATCTAATAGAAACATATAATTTATTTGTATGAAATATTTATATATATTATTTATTATCTTATCAATTAATACTTTATATTTAGAGGCTCAATTATATAGAAGATCTGGAAGCTATGTTGATAAAGAAAATAGAAAACTTATTATTTATAATGATGGTTCTGGAATATTTGAGGAAAATGGTATTAAATCTAAAACATTCAAAATAGGAAATAAAATGAGCCTACAAAATGAATATAGATTTATATTTAACTTCAAAAACAAACCATATTCTAATACACATTTAATATTTATTGATGATGATAATATTGTACTTATAATCAATAATTATATAAAATACTATTTTGAAAAATAATAATATTTATGTATGAAATTAAAGTAGATACAAGTAAATTAAAATTTGGATTTGCAAATATTAAAAAAGCCGCTGAAATATCAATAAAAAATACTTTGAATACTGTTGCTTTTTTAAGTAGAAAAAATGTTTTACAAAATATAAACAATTATTTTAATTTGAGAAATAATTTCACTAAGAGAAATATACAAGTAGAAAAGGCAGAAAATACAAGTATATCTAATATGTTTTCATCTGTAGGTGCCAGAGATAAAATATCATATATGGCTTTGCATGAAGAAGGCGGAATAAAGAAAAGTAAAACAGGAAATAATATTTTAATGGCTCAAACAGCAGCTAGAAATGGAAGTAATTCTAACTTAGTTTCAAAAGAACTTTATTATAATAAAATAAAAAGAAATATAATTAAATACAATAAAGGAAAAGGAAGTAAAAAATCTCGTCTTATAGCAGCTGCTTATGAAGCATATAAAAAAAATAAATTTTTAAGATATAAAGATAATATTTATAAAATAACAGGTTTCACTAAAGCAGGAGATAAAACTTATTTCACAAAAGAACATATATATAATTTATCTCAAAAAGAAGCTAGAATAGAAAAAAGAGAATGGTTAAAACCTGCTATAGAGAAACCTATTAAAGATTTTCAAAATATATTCAATTCTAATATAAATAAATTATTAAAATCTAAACATATAATATAATTATGCTTCCTTATCAGTCATTTTTATATAACTATAAACATCTATAACTTTTGCTGTTCCATTTAACACTTCTATTTTTTCCTGCTTTTTTCTATCTTCTATAAGAGCATCTATATTTTTTTGAATACCTGTAACCTCAGAAGAATAAGAATATTTATTTGTGTTTACTAAAGTTATATTTTTATGATTATACTCTATCTTTCCATCAGTATTATTTTTAAGATATATAATGGCTGCTTTTTTCTTTTCATCTAATACAGCTTTTGATTTTTCATTATCCCTATGAGCTTTAATATAATCATCTAATTCTTTAATAGAAGTTTTTTTGTTAGGCATTAATATCTCCTTTTTGGTTTGGACTTTTTATTATATTTATCATTTCTATAATTTTATCTATAGAATAAATATTTCCTTGAACAGTTCTTGTAAGTTCTTCCAAATTATTAATTTTTTCATTACATTTATTATGAAACCAATACTCTAAAGCAATTCTAGCAGCTATATAATCTCTTTTAGCATTATAAGGACTTTGTATTAAATCAATGCCTAATTTCTTACCATATAAAGCATAATTTTCTTTTCCTTTTAATCTAATTAAACCTCTTTCTCTGTAATTATATTTGTTATTATCATTTACAGTTCCATACTTTTTGATGTATGCTGCTATAGATTTATCTCCTTTTTTAGATAATTTTTCAGCCTGCTTAATATTCATACATTCAAAAGAGTTTATAAGTTTATTTGTGCTAGTGAAAGATTCCTCTGTGAAATAAAAATTTTCTGATTTTAATGCTATTTGTGTAATGAATGAAATTAACTGATGATAATTATGAAACTGGTATTCAGAAAAAACTATTTCAAGAGGTTTAGCAAAAGCGGTATTGCATTGTAATTTGTTAAGTATATTGATTATATTCATATATGTAGTGTAATAGCTATAAAAACATTTTCAAGATAGGTATACATTTTTAAGGTACTGTAAGCCATACCAGCGTACGCAATTATGCTCCAGCCTGTGCGGCTTTTGAATAGTAAATGCATTTTTTTTATACTTGAAAAGTTTTCAATTAATATATCATACAGGAAGTTTATGAAAGTAAGTTCAAAAGAGTTTGGACGATTAGCAAATGTAAGCATAGAAGCTCTAAGACAGGCAGTAAAAAATAAAAAATTAATTAGAGATAATCAGTACAGATATGACCTAGCAAATGAAGTTAATATATCTTATCTTCTTAATAAAGGATTAACATTAGAAGATATAAATAATTTTGCCAAATCAATATCTGGACATAACCTAGAAAATATTGAAAAAATTACAGATAAAAGCAGTCAAAGTCTTAAAAATAAAGGAAATAATGAAGAAAAAGAAACTGAAATCTTAGATGAAAAGAAATTTACAGATATCACAGGACTTCCTGCATATTTAATGAACCTTACTATAAAAGAACTTGTTATAGAATATGATGAACCAGTAAAATTAAAGTTTTGGGCTGATGTACTATACAAATTATTACAGGCACAGGAAAGAGAGCAAAAAATAAAAGAAAGAGATTTAGAACTTATAGAAAAAGACTTTGTTATGACATATATATTTAAGTATATAGAACTTCTTAATTTAAGATTATTAGATTATCCGGATAGTGCAGTAGATAATTTAACAGCATTAATAAAAACTAATGAAAATAATGTAAGAATGAAAATTATAGAAGAAATGACAAAAGACTTTTCTATGATTCTAACAGAAACTAAAGAATCAATAAAAAGAGAAATAAATAAACTGCTCAATAAACATTTGGAAAATAATAATGAATAAAGAACATGAATTATCCTTTATAATAAAAATGTTCGACCGATTGACAGACAAAAAAGAATATGAACTTCCTAGTCATTATATAGAAAGAGTTAGAGCATTAGATAAAGAAATATCTCCTATACCGGGATTTTATAAGTTTTCAAGAACTCCTTTCTGGAAAGAAATACTTGATAATATGTCCCCAAAATCTCCATATCAAAAAATAGTTGTAATGAAAGGAGTACAAATAGGAGCAACAACTGGCATTTTAGAAAATATTATAGCTTATAATATAGGGTGTGATCCTAAACCTCAATTATATATTTCAGCTGATAAAGAACTTGTAAAAATGAATATGGAAATAAAAGTAGAAAGAATGATAGACAGCTGTAAATTAAGAGATAGGATTTTTTCACAAACTGGAGTGAATACAAAAAAGACTGGAGATACAAGTTTGCAAAAAGATTATATAGGTGGATTTTTAATAGCAATAGGAGCACAAAATCCGGGCAAATTAAGAAGTATGAGTTTTCCTGTAATTTTATTTGATGAATTGGACGGTATGCCTGATAAAATAGGAAAAGAAGGCGATCCAGTAAGTTTAGCAGATAATAGAACTAATGCCTATGCTTCAAAAAGAAAAATATTATATATCTCTACTCCATTAGTAGAACAAACAAGTAAAATATATAAATTATATAAAGAAGGTGATCAAAGAAAGTTTTTTGTTCCTTGCATAAAATGCAAAAAGAAACAGGAATTAATATTTCACGGCATAACAGAAACAGGACATACCTATGGAATAGTATTCAATCATAGCAACGGAGAAATAGATTATAGTTCTGTAGGATATAAATGCAAATATTGCGGACATATAATGAAAAATCATGATAAAGCTATAATACTTCAGGAAGGCGAATGGATTTCAACCTCAAAATCTAAAGATCCTAAATTAATAAGCTATCATATTTCTGCTTTATATTCAGCTGTAGGAATGTTTTCTTGGGAAGATATAGTTCAAAAATGGAATCAATGCTGGGATATAAAAAATAACAGATTAAAAGATAAAGAGAAATATAGAGAGTTTAGAAACCTTATGCAAGGACTTCCATTTGAAGAAAGAGGCGAAGCTATAAGAGCGGATAAAGTAAAACAAAACAGAAGTTATCATTATTTAAAAAATCAAATAAATAATAAAAAGTTTATAGAAGAAACAGGAAGCGGTATTTTATTATTAACTTCAGCTGTAGACGTACAAAAAAACGGATTATGGGTAGATATACGAGGCTGGTGTGAAAGAGGAATAAGCTATTTGATAGATGCATTTTTTATAGAAGGAGAAACAGAAAATTATAATTCTATAGTTTGGAAACAACTTGATGATATAGTAATGAATAAGAATTGGATTTCAGATGATGAAAAAATATACAGAATAAATAGTACATTTATAGACAGCGGAAAATATACAGATTATGTATATGAGTTTTGCAAACATTATAGTTACGGAGTTTATGCCATAAAAGGAAATGATTATATACAAGGCGGATTAACTTATAAGGCTTTCAATAGAGATACTATATTAAAAGCAGGGCTTTCTCTAGCACTTCATATAAATACTACAAAGCAAAAAGACTTTATAGCAAGAACTCTTAATTTACCAAGAGAAACTAATAAGTTATTACCCGATTGGTATATTAATTTTCCTAATGATTTTGCAGATGATTATTTTGATCATTATTCAGCAGAAAATAGAATTGATGAATATGATAAAATAACAAATAAATATATACGCACACGATGGAAATTAACAGCAGGACGGGAAAACCATTTATTCGATACACATTGCTATAATTTAGCTAATTTGGAATTTTTTGCATTTAATATTTGTAAATATGAATTAAATATAGAGTATCTAAATTGGAAAGATTTTTGGGAATATTCTAAGCAAGGTTATTTTTACGATGAAATTAAGTAGAAAAGTTACCTATATTGCATTTTTATTCCAAGCATTTAATATAATTTTATAATAATGCCCTACTCTAGGAACTTTAATAATAATGAGTAATAAACTTGATGATGATAATAATATAAGTTCTTTATCCAGTAAAGAATATTATAAAAATGAATATAACAATTTAAGAATACTGCTTTTTGAATATGATAAAGCTATATTATCTGTACAAAATCATAAAAGCTATACTCTTAATACAGGACAAACTACACAAACAGTTACAAGACATAATTTATCAGAATTAATAGAAGCTAAAAAAGATATACTTAATCAAATGAGAGAATTAGAAATGCATTTAGGTATAGGTAAGCCTTCTGTAATACATGTAAATCCTTCTTGGTAATTATTTTATTAAGGTAAAAATTAATGAAATTCAAAATATTTGGATTAGATATTAATATAAATAAATATAATGATAAGCCTTTATTAATAAATAATAATTCAGATAGATTGAATGATCCTTATAATTATTATTTAACTGATATAGTACAAACAATATTTAACGGCGATACATTTCCAGGTTCATTTGGAATTACTAAAGATTATACTTTTGTAGATTATTATACTTTAAGAAAAAGAAGCGTACAATTATTTAAAGAAAATCCTTATGCCAGAGGTATTTTAAGAAGAATATTAAGAAATGAAATAAATAAAGGTTTAACTTTAGAGGCTAATCCTTTAACTATGTATACAAAAATGACGGAAGAAGAAACCGTTTTATGGAGTCAGAAAGCTGAATTAGATTTTAATATATGGGCAGAAAATCCTAAATTATGCGATTATTATAATCAAAAAACTTTCGGACAATTACAGTTAGATGTAAGACAAACTGCATTAATAAGCGGAGATTGTTTGGTAGTTTTGAGAATATCTCCTAAAACTAAAATGCCTTATATTCAATTAATAGATGGTAGTCATGTAAGAACACCTTTAGGATATACACCTAGAAAAGGAAATAAAATACTTCATGGCATAGAGTTTGATAACTTAGGAAGACAAGTAGCATATTATATTTCAAATAATTATAATGACAATCTTTTAGAATATAAAAGAATACCAGCTTATGGAGAGAAATCTGGAAGAAGATTAGCATGGCTTGTATATGGTACAGATAAATTATTAGATGACTGCCGGGGCGAACCAATACTTTCTAATATTTTATATATGATGAAAGATTTAGACAGATATAAAGATTCAGAAATGCGTGCTGCTGTTATTAATGCTATGCTTCCATTATTCATAAAAAAAGGAGAAAAAGGATTAGGTTCAGCACCTTATCAGCATGGAGCTATAAAGAAAACAGATATTATAATAAATGATAAAGAAGAAAGCAGAAAGTTTAATATAACAGATAATTTGCCGGGTATGGTATTAGATGAATTAAAATACGGAGAAGAGCCTGTTAGTTTTAATACAGTTAGACCAAATGTTAACTTTGGAATATTTCAGGAAACTATATTAAATACTATTTCTTGGAGTTTGGAAATACCGCCGGAAATAGTAAGATTATATTTTCAGAATAATTTTTCAGCTTCAAGACAGGCAAATAACGAATTTAACGTTTATCTTCAGGCAAGAAATTATCAATTTTCAAAAGAGTTTTTACAGCCAATATATAATGAAAAAGTAATATCAAGCATATTAAATGGCAAATTAGAAGCTAAAAATTTATTAAAAGCAATAATGGAAAATGATATAGAAACTATTTATTCTTGGACCAATGCAAGTTGGAGCAGTATATCAAGACCAAGCGTAGATATACAAAAAGATGTATCAGCAGCAGCAACTGCTATAGAATACGGTATAGGTTCAAGAGATTTTTGGAATAAAAGAATAGTAGGAAAATCTTTCCAAGAAGTTATGAGAATATTAAAAAAAGAAAAAGATGTGATGGATAAAATGGGACTTAGTTTTAAAGATATAGAAGATTCTTCAGGCAAACCTATAAATAATATAATTGATATAGAAGATAAAGAACTAGAATAAAAAGGAGCAAACTGATAAATCTATCTTTTTAATATGTTTAGTCAGTTTTAATTATTATATGAAAGATTACAGTCAAGCATTTATAAATACCAATGGAGAAGAATTTCCAAATACAAAAGCAGTAGATGCTAATAGTCCGGGAGCCACAAATGGTACAGAAATAATAGCAGATTTACTTAATGATAATTGGGGATTTTCTCAGGCATTATTAAAAGCAGCCTCTATCAGTCCAAATGGAGAAGACGAAACTGCAGATAATTCTCAGAAATTAGAGGCAATAATGAAATTAATAAATTCTCATATAGAATTAAATGATGATACAGGTTATCAATTAAAAAGATATCAAAGACATCTTGTTATAGATATAAACGAAAATGTTCATAATATTAATTTAACTGCAGAAAACAATATAAACTATATAAGCAATATATTAATAATAAATAATACTGACCATAATGTATATATAAAATATGGTACAGAGTTTTTTATTTTATTTGAAAAAAGTTCAACTGAATTTGTATATATAAACAGTAAATTTAAATTAATAAGAGGTGAAGGAATGGGAAAACAAGAAATTATAGATTTATTACATCCAATAGGATCAACATACATACAATTTGCTGAAGATGATGGAACTTTTGATGCAAGCAAATCTCCAGAAAAACTTTTTGGAGGTACTTGGCAAT